TCATACCTAGATTGAATTGATAATATCCTGCTACAGTAGGTGTGAATCTAAAATTGCTACTGGCATCATATTTTGAATCTGTATCAAAGTCTTCTGTAGCACATTGCATTTTTGTAAATGTACTTGCTGAAACGGTTTGGTCTGACGAAATTCTTGCACTAAAACTTGGTCTACTTGTTAATAAATCTGTATTGTCTGTTCTTGTTCCATGTACTGTAATTGCCATTATTCACTCTCCAATGCTGTTATTCTAGCTTCTAATTCTTGTATTGTTTTGACTAGTAAAGGTACAAGTTTGCTTTGGTCTATTGATTGATAAACATCTTCTGTTGATGTTTTTGTCCAAGTTTGTCCATCTTCTTTTGAAGATTCTACAACATTTTCTCGTATTACATTACCATCTGCATCTTTAACTGTGCCTAAATCTCTTGTAGCATCTTTTGTTCCTGATACTGCTACTGGCACAACATCTGATACTTCATGTGCTAAGAATCCTTCGATTGTTTCTGATTCATCTTTAAAATTAAATTTGCAAGGTTTTAGCTTTTTAACTTCTGTTGTTGCATCAAATGTATAAGTAACATTTTCTTTTAGTCTATAATCTGATGAGGTGTTAAAGTTTGTTGCAGTTGATGTCCAACGTATGCTTCCTACCTCAGTACCAGTTGTCCTTTGAAAATTAATACCAAAACCACCATCTGATGTTCCATTTCTAAATGTAGCACAATGCTCATTTCCATTTCTGCTTTTTAGTTGTAAACAACCACCATTACCTGTAAGTTCACTTGTAATCCCACCAAACAAAAATTGCCTAAAACTATCTATTCTGTGTGCTTCTGTGTTATTGGTTTTGAATACCATATCAGCTCCACCCTGCTTGTTGATAGTAAGATTATTTGAACCTGATGAATCTATAAAATGTCCACTTGATGTATTAGTCATGTCAAATGTTGTGCTACCAGTCGTTTCTTCTGTTCTTACTCTTGAATCACCTGCTTTTACATGAAGCATATGTGCAGGACTTGTAGTTCCTATACCTACTTTGCCATCACTTGCCATGTGTACTTTAGTTGAAGCATCAATCTGTAGGTCTATTTCCCCACTTGTATCTGATACTATCTTTAATCCATCGCTTGTGTCTGCGTTAAGTTTACAAGTCATAGTATTACTAACCTCTCTCCTGATGGGATTGTTACTGTAACCCCTGTATTAATCGTTAATGGTCCAACACATAGTGCAGATTTGTTGCTTGATAATGTATAGTTTGTTGTAACAACTCTTGCGTTTTCCATAAATACTTCATCTGAGCCACCACCAGTAGCACCACCTCCACCACCGATTGAACCCCAAGCACTACCATCGTAGCCCTCGAATTCTGTCGTTGTAGAGTTAAATCTAAAATCACCATTTGCAGGTGAGCTATTTCTTTGGGCTGTTGTGCCTACAGGTACTTTGATAGAACCTGTACTTGTTATATCTACACCATCTGTTGTTGTTTCTACTTTTTTGACATTATCGTAAAAAAGTTCTACTGAACCATTTGCAGTTGCAGATATAGAATTTTCAGTATTATTAGTTTTAATATAAACATTTGATGATTCAATGTTCATATCACCAGTATTGTTATCTAAAAAACTATGACTGCCATTGTGGTAAATTTGTAAGTCTGAACCTGCACCAAAGACAGCTTTATCGTTATCACCAAAGTTTATATCTGCTGATGTAGTTAAGCCTGTAAGAGTTCCAACACTTGTAATATTCGGTTGTGCTGCTGTCAATAAAGTTCCTGTTACATTTCCTGTAATATTTCCCTCAAAGGTTGCAACTAATGTGCCTGTAGCATAACCTGTACCACTTGTGTTTACTGTTGTGGTTGGTTCTGCTTGTAAATCTTTAAATAATTTGTATTTGCCTGAATCACTAGCGTCTCTAAATAATCCTGAATATAAGTCTTGTGAACCTGATGTATCGTATAGACCATAAAAACCTATATCAAGACTATCAGCAGCACTATTGTTTTTTGCTAATTTAATTAATGGGTCTTCAACTTCAAGGTTTGTTGTATCAACACTTGTTGTTGTGCCATTTACTGTCAAGTTACCTGCAATCGTTACATTGTCAGGCAATCCAATAGTTACAGTTGCTCCCTCGCTTCCTGAACCCGATACTTCAATCTCATTGGTTGTGCCACTTACTCCTGCTACATAGTTACCAGTTGTGTCTGTGCTAAGTGCTACGCTGTTTGCTGCTATAGTTGTAGATAAACTTATATTACCGGTTCCGTCAAACGATACACCTGAAGCTGTAACATCTCCTGTGAGAGAAATTTCTCTGCCAGTAGCTAAAGCTGTTGCAGTTGCTGCATTTCCTGTTGTGCTTCCTGATGAGCCACTTGTATTTCCTGTAACATTTCCTGTCAAGTTTCCAACAAAGCTAGTAGCTGTTAAAGCACCTGTATTAGAATCGAAAGCAAGATTACTTCCTGATTTAGGAGCTAGGTCGCCTGTAGCTGCTGTAACAAACAACGGAAAGCATGTAGTATCTGTTGATTCATCTGCTACTGTGATTGTGGTAGGTACATAAGTTGATGACGCTTTGCCATCTAATTGTGTTTGTATTGCAGAAGATACGCCATCTAAATAGCCAATCTCTGTTGATGTAACTGCTGATACTGACACATCACCACTACCATCTGAGACCAATGCTCTTGATGCAGTCAAATCTGCCATCTTAGAAAACGCTATTGCTGCACTAGAATTAACATCTGCGTTTACGATAACGCCACTTCCAATAGCAGCAGTACCTGTCGTGCCTATAGAAATATCTCCTGATATAACTACAGGGTTAAAATTCGTTCCATCAGCTATTAGGGCAGCACCACTTGTGTTTGTTCCCATAGTCAGGTCATCACCTGTTATAGTTAGGTCTCCACCAATAGTTGCATTATTTGTAACTGTTAAACCGTCTGCTGTTAAGTTTGCAACAGATAAGCTAGGCATGTTTGCTGCTATATTTGCGAGTGTTACAGAAAGTGTAGCTCCATCTTGTACTATAGGAAATAATGCACTACTCGATGGAGTAGTGGTTGTGGTCAGTTCTGATATTTTTTTAGTTGCCATCTATTGTATCGTCCAAGTTGTTGTAGCAGGTGGAGAAACATCTTGCCAGTCATCAGCATTTATACCACTTGCATCATCTAATCTAATTAATTCACCATTTTCTGTTGCTAAAACAAAAAGGTTATCCTCTGTTTCTATGTATCCTGCTGCTGTTTCAGCTACTACTGTCCATGTAGTCATTAATATAATCCGTAATCAATTCTTGTTACAGGTGTTGTTCCTGAATGTCTGTCTCTTTCATTTGAAGTTATTATGTCTTGTTTTGCTCTGTCATAATATCCTGACCAAACCTGTATTCTTTTATCATTTTGCAAATAAGGTTCTGCTTCTACTAATGCTCCATATAGATAAACATCAGGGTGATGTGTGAGCATGTCATTGGTTGTATTTAAATCCGATAAAGCTGCAAAATGCTTGTAATACGATACTTCTATTTGATACACGCCATCAGGAGTAGGTCTTATTTCTATATTGTTGCCTTTGATTGTGTATGCTTTAGGTTTACCTTTTGAGCTTCCTGCGTTTAATCTGTCCATTATTTCAGGTGTTAAAAAGTCTAGAGGCGTTTTAGGGTCTGTATTAAGTTTTATGTTACGCATAGCAACATAATCATCAGGTAACGTATAAAACTCAGAGCCATCTATTGTGTTGGTTGTAACCCTAGTTTCCATTCTTCTTATCTTAAAATCTCTTTTGTGCCTCGTTTCTGCAAGTGCAATAAAATCAGGAATGATATCTGTAAGGTCAGACCTATCTAACCAACTAGCTATTGATGTTTTTAATTCTGAATAATTTGATATTGCCATTATATTATCCTAGATGTTGTCTTTAAGTACCTGTAATCAGGACTGTTTAATAATTTTCTTACTGCGTCTTTGTGATTTTTATCATATAAATCTACGCCAAATTTTTCTTTCCACTCATAATAAATTGTAACAGGAATCCTAGCAGATAAACGAAATTCATCTCTTATACTATGGTCTTCCTGTTGCAATCTTTTATTATTATCTAGCAATTTAGTTAGGTCAGGCG